GATAGGCGTAATCCTTGCAGCCTTCTTCATGCGTTCTCTCTTCCACATCAGCATCTGCGGCGGGTGACCTATGTCAGCACTACCGATCACCGTTGTTGTCCGGATCGAGTCAGAGACCTGCGTCTCCTGTGGTCTCGTCTTCGGAATGTCAGAAGAGTTCAAGAAGAAACGACGCGAGCTAGGCGACGTCTTCCACTGTCCTGCTGGCCATCGTCAGTACTACGGGGAGACCTCTGTAGATAAGCTGAAGAAAGAACTCGAGCTGGAGAAGCGGCGTCTCAAGTGGGCACAGGACGCGCGTGATGCCGCGATGAAACGCGCTGACCGAGAGGAAAGGTCAAAGCGCGCTGTGTCCGGCCACATGACCCGTATCAAGCACAGGATCTCGGCTGGCGTCTGTCCGTGCTGTAACCGGACGTTCGTGAACCTTCAGCGTCACATGGCGACGAAGCACAAAGGCTACCGGAAGGAGAAGCACGCTTGATCGTTGCACTCAGAGTTCTCTGCGCTGCCCTTGTCTGCGCGACTCTCGGCGCCGCTAGCGTCATCTTCCTCAGCATCGATTGGACGGTGTTCAAGTGAGTGACGCCTACGACTACATCAAGCAGGTCTATCTCGAGGCTCTACCGCTCTACGCGCGTGGACCCGTCAACGCCTCTACCGATGCCCTGCTCCAGGTCATCGCTGACCACGAGCGGGAGATAGAACTTCTGCGTAATGAAGTAGCGAAGCTGGGGCTGGCTGTTACACATATCGCCGGGAATCTAGAGAGCCTCAATAAGCGGGCGATACAGCTGTGAATCGGTGGAAGAAGCATAGACAGAGCGCGAACAGGCTCGGCTTCCGCACGAGAGGCCACTACCACTACATCAACAACTGCTGGTGTGGAGAGACCGTGGACACCACCGACATGGAGAACGGCGCCAGGTTCTCGCAAGCCGTTGACAGCCGTATCGAGCGCATCAAACAGCTCGAGGCTCTGACGCTTGCCGATATAGAGCGCGGGAAGTTCTGGAGGACGTACCTGATGGGCTTTGTACTTGGTGCCATCGTCTTGGGGCTGTTCGTCGTTGCTATTCTCGCCTGGGGCTACCGTTGAAGTTCTTCATGGGCATAGACCCAGGCGCAGACGGCGCGCTTACTGTTCTCGACGAGAAGGCGAAGATCAGAGTGCAGCTGTCGTTCACCGACAAAAGCCTGATTGAGCGTTGGCGCATGGTCAGAGACATCTCTTCCCGCTTCAACGTTGAGACGGTGTTTCTCGAGGACGTTCACGCGATGCCGGGCCAAGGCGTCTCGTCGATGTTCAAGTTCGGACGCGGATTCGGACAGATTGAAGCGCTGCTTATCGCTGCCGGTCTGGAAGTCCGCTACGTCCGTCCGAGCGAGTGGGCGAAGACTGTCATCATGGCGAACGGGAAGTCTGCGAAGGCGCGATCAGTGGCGACGGCGCAGAAGCTTTGGCCCAAGTGCAGTTTTCTCGCGACATCTAGGTCTCGAGTTCCGAACGAAGGCTTAGTCGATTCCGCCTTGATCGCCGAGTACGGCCGACGTACTTTGATCGCCGAACTCAACGCAGGGTTTTAGCGATGGAAGTCTTAGAGCGAGAGAAGGTGAAGACGGTGCTCTGGAACTTGCGCCTGACTTTTCGCGACTGGTCGATCGGTCATGAAAAGGCGAAGAAGTATTTTAAGGGCAATATGTCTGCGTTTGTACGGCAAGCCATCCGGCAGTGGAAGCCGAAGGAGCCGAGCTAGACTGTAAAGATATTCTGAATTGCTCCGAAGCTTGGATGTGTGCCACACTGAGGGTACAGATTCAAGCTTTCTAGCATTCAGAGGTAGCTGTGCCAGTCACACGCACGAGTGGCAAGCATACTCAGGGTATGATGCCTCCGCCGAAGAAGGGCGAAGTCCGTAACCCTTACGGCAGCCGTGGGAAAGACCCATCGCGCTCGGCACTCCGGAAGTTCGGCTCGAAAGAGTTCAACAAGGTCATGGATATGATCCTGACCAAGAACCTAGCCGGACTGCGCGACCTGATGCGCGACAGCGACACTTCCGCCTTCACAGCCGGCTGCGCTCGTGCAATGTTCCGCGCCTGTAAAGAAGGCGACTGGAAGACGCTCGAGGGTATCGCTGAACGCATGGTCGGCAAGGTCACCGTCAGCGTCGATCACACGAGCAAAGGCGACAAACTGCCCGTCTCGAACGAGCGTGTAGTTCTCTATCTCCCCGCGAACGGGAGAACCAAAGAAGAGAACGAGGCAAAGGCCAGCACACTTGGTGACGACGGATTCGACCTAGGATTCTAGTGATGACGAAGAAGGCTACGACGTCTGACCGCCTAAGCTTGGTGGTCCTCTCCCGCGCGGAATACGATGTCCGGGAAGAACTCAAGAAGGCGCGCGCTGCCTTTCCGTCGAACAAGCAGCTGCTCCACGCCTTCGTGGAAGAAGCCGGCGAGGTCACCAAGGCGTTTCTGGACATGCAACAGAAAAAGGGTGACAGTGCTCAGACTCGTAAAGAACTGATCCAGGCTGCCGCTATGGCGATGCGTCTTCTCGAAGAAGGCGATCCTGAGTTCCCTGAGTTCACGCCATGAAGCACATCAAAAAAGCCGCGCATCTCGCACTCAGTATCGCCTTTGCAGTCATCGGGGCTGCAATGCTCGCCTGGGGCGGAGAGCGTCAATACCGAGGAACATGGGGATGACCGAGCATCGAGCAGGAAAGACGCTCTACGATCCAGCTTTAGGCAGCTGGGTGAACATGAAGTGGGTGCCACACGCTTCGGTGGCGGACATGGGGCGAGAGATCTTACCCGACAGCTCGGCCACTCCTGAATCTGGCCCAGATGCGCTAGCCAAACTGACGGGATGGGGAGAGCCGAAGACGGCAGAGCCGCAGCCTCTGGTGGATAAGTTCGGTGGCAGCAGTCCTACCGCCGAGTGGATCGGGCTGAAGACGCCGGCTGGCCCGACGCTCTCTGGTCCTGAGCTGGTCTCCAAGTTCGTCGCCATCACCGAGAAGATGGCCGACACCACGAGGCGCAAGTACTCGGACTACGCGGGAGCCAACGGCGCGCGTGACGCCTTCGCGAATCTCCGGATGGTCGAGACCTTCGGCGTCTTGACGACTGAGCAGGGCATCTTCACGCGCATGTCAGACAAGTTCGCGCGTCTCGCGTCTTTCCTTGCGAACAAGACGCTGAAGGTCAAAGACGAGTCCATCGAGGACACGCTTCTAGACCTCGCGAACTACTGCATCCTTCTCGTCGTCTACCTTCGGCACAAGAGTGGGAAGGCGTGAAGCTGTCCGTCGAGATCGTCGCGAACGGATTCATCGTCCGTGTTGGAACGAGTAAGCCTTACGTCATCGCGGGTCATGACACGACGAAACTGGCCGAGCTGCTAGCGGAGCTGTTCGGCGTCAAAGACAAGCAAGAGCCTGGATGACGGACGCTCCCCCTAGAGTCGAGATCAAGCCGCAGAAGGGCCCACAGGAAGCCTTTCTTTCTACTAAGGCTGACATCGCGTTCTATGGGGGAGCCGCTGGTGGCGGAAAAAGCTTCGCGCTGATGCTCGAGCCGCTCCGGCACATGATGAACCCGAACTTCCGTGGTGTCATCTTCCGGCGCGAGACGCCGCAGATCACGAACCCAGGCGGACTCTGGGACGAGATTACGAAGATCTACCCGCTGTTCGGGCTGAAGCCTAACCGTCAGTCACTCTCGTGGTCGAACCCGGAGACCGACGCCGACATCCTGAAGCTGGCCCACTTACAGCACGAGTCGGACGTCTCGAACTGGCAAGGCTCGCAGATCACCTTCATCGGCTTTGACGAAGTCACGCACTTCACCGAGCACCAGTTCTTCTACATGTTCTCGCGAAACCGCTCGATGGCCGGCGTTCCCGGCTACATCCGGGCAACGTGTAACCCAGACCCTGACAGCTGGGTGGCCGAGTTCCTGTCGTGGTGGATCGATCAGGACACTGGCTTCCCGATCCCCGAGCGAGCCGGCGTCCTCCGCTATATGATCAGAAGTGGCGACGAGATCATCTGGGGAAACAGCCGGAAAGAACTCCTCAAGCTACAGTCAGATCTCCCCGAGAACGAGCGCCTGATCCCCAAGTCTGTGACGTTCATCCCTGCGAAGGTCACCGACAACAAGATCCTTCTCGAGACTGATCCTGCGTATCTCGCGAATCTTCGCGCTATGAGTCGCGTAGACCGTGCTCGCCTTGAAGGCGGGAACTGGAAAGTTCGCGTTACGGCCGGCGAGATGTTCCGTAAAGAGTGGTTCGAGATCGTCGATGCCATTCCCGCCGACATCAAACGGCGCATCAGGTACTGGGACAGAGCTGCTACCGAGCCACACGAAGGCAACAAGAACCCGGACTGGACTGTCGGCCTCAAGATGGTCGTCGATGCCTACGGCGTCTTCTACGTCGAAGACGTCTGCCGTATTCGCGCCCGTCCGCTCAAGGTGAAGCAGACGGTGAAGGCCATCGCTAGCCACGACACAGTGAAGACAAAGATCGGCATCGAGAAAGACCCTGGCCAAGCCGGAGAGTCGGAAGTCGATGACCTGATCAGATCGCTCGCCGGCTACATCACGGAAGCGTACAAGGTTACTACCGCAAAAGAGATCAGAGCAAAGCCGGTGTCCGCACAGTCTGAAGCCGGCAACATCAAGATTCTCAAAGGACCCTGGAACGCTGCTTTTCTTGCCGAGCTAGAAGCCTTCCCAACAGATAGCGCGAAGGACGACCAAGTCGATGCTTTCTCTGGCGCATTCAACGCTCTGACGGGTAGCCGGATGACGTTGGATTCGATGACCCGGATGTAAGCTGGCAAAGTCAACCTTTTCCTGTCATCATTTCGTAATCACTACGGGGACACCAATGTCTAAGACTGCCAAGGGAGCGGTGGCGGCTCTTGTTAGTGGCGTCATCGCCACGAAGAAGCGCATCGACGCATGGTCTGGTGTGCTCCTCGGTCTCGGACAGCTGGCGTCGAGAGACGCGCGCAACAAGTTCAGCGTCCAGTGGCGCCGTATGGCCGAGCAGGACATCGAAGAGATGTACGGCGGCGACTCGATGGCGGCGCGAGTCGTAGACCTCCCCGTCGAAGAAGCGACGAACAAAGGCTACAAGATCGTCGGCCTTTCGCCTGAGCAGGCAGCGAAACTCAGCAAGCGTAAGGACGAACTACACTTTGATGCGCGGATCGTCGAGGCAGCACGGAAGGCGCGCCTCTACGGCGGCGCCGCGATCATGCGTATCTACGAGAACGACGACCTACGCTACGACCGAGAGATCGACAAAGACGCTAAGAAAAAGCCGCTCAAGAACCTGACCGTCTTCCACCGTTTCGAGATCCCTGCCTACTGGGAAGACGTTCAACGTGACATCCTCGCCGAGGACTTCCGCCTTCCGGTCTTCTACACCTACGTCGCGCATGGAGCGACGGGTGACATTGGCAGAGCGAATACGAAGATCCACCGTTCGCGCCTCGTGCTCTTCTCCGGCGCCTGGCTGCCGACGAGGCTCTTCGAGTCAAACAACTACTGGGGGGACAGTGTTCTCTCGAAGCCGTTTGACGCGATTCGTAATTATGCTTTTGCTCACGACAGCGTTAACGCTGCACTCAAAGATATGTCTGTAGCGAAGTTCAAGATCAAGAACCTCGCCGAGCAGATGGCGTCCGACTGCGACGACAAGATCATCAAGCGCCTCGAGATGGTGAACCTGTCCAAGTCGATCGCTCGTGCCGTCGTCCTCGACGCCGAAGGCGAGGACTTCGTCTACGAGACGCGCAACATGACGGGCGCCCACGAGCTGGTGGACCGTGCTAAGGAGCGTCTGGCCGGGGAAGCAGGCATCTCCGCGACTGTCCTTTTCGGCGAATCTCCGACTGGCGGACTCGGTCAAAGTGGCGATCACGAGTCAGAAAATTGGTACGATTTTGTCGAAGCCTTCCAAGTCCACAAGCTAAAGCCGCAGATGCTTCAGATTCTTCGGGAGATCGCCGAAGAGCTGGGCATCGATCCGGAAAAACTAGACATCGTCTTCAATCCTCTCTGGCAGATGTCGGCGAAAGAAGAAGCCGAGATGCGCGCGAAGGTCGCCGAGACCGACGTCAAGTACATCGACGCTGGTGTCACCGATCCTAGCGAAGTGCGCGAGTCCCGTTTCGGTGGCGAAGAATGGACGATGGAGACCGAGCTAGACGCCTCCATCGACGCAGAAGACCTGAAGCCTGCACCTGAAGTCGATCAGTTCGGAAACCCGAAGGAGGATCCGAACGCAGACCCGGAAGAGAAGAAAAAAGTCGCTAAGGGCAGCACTAAAAATAAGGAAGCCTCCTAATGGATAACGTCAGGACTCTTACGCTGACTCAAAGCGTTCCCGTAGCCGTCATTGCCGCGAATTCCGCGCGCAAGGGTTACAAGATCGAAAGCCTTGATGAGACGAACCCTGTTCTGATCCGTCCGCGTGCCGCGCCTGTGTCGGCGACCGTCGCTGGTGTGGTCACCATCACGCTCAGCGCTACGCCGACTGCCGGGACGTTCAAGATCCGTTTCCGCAGCAGCGCGGGAACGGTGACGACGGCTGCCATCGCTGCCGGCGCGAGCAACGCCACCGTTCAGACGGCTGTCCGCCTTCTTCCGGGCTACGGCTCGGTCACTGTCGGTGACCCGGCAGCTGGTGTCGGCTACAAGCTGACCCTGACGTCGGCGCCGCTGCCGAACCCGAAGGTCACGCTGGTCGATAGCTCTCTTGCTGTCGCCGGCACAGCTGAAGTCCAAACGATCTCGATTGTAGACAACGCTGGCAGCGATGTCCCGGCTGCCGGCTCCTTCCGCATCCGGTGGAAAGACCTTGTCGATCACGTCGCACAGGTCATCGACTCTCCGGCTCTCGCCTACAACGCTTCTGCTGCGACCATCCAGGCTGCCCTTCGGAAGTGCTACGCCGATGAAACCCTGACGGCGACTGGAACACTGGCGGACAACATCGTCGTGACCTTCGTCGGCAACAAGCGTCCGATGCAGCTTCTCGAGATCGTTGACAGCACCGTCGTCAACGCTGGTGACGCGGAAGTTCAGACGCTGACCTTCTCCGATGTTCCGACCAGCGGCGGCTATACTCTCCAGATCGGTCAAGTCGAGATGTCGTTAAACTACGACGAAGATGCAACGGCTATCCAGGGAGTTCTCCAAGCCTCCGACGCAGCCTTCGGATCGGCCACTGTGACTGGCACCTTCGGGACGGCCTTCACGTTCACCTTCACTGGCCATGCGGCCGACAACATCCCGACGATCCTCGTCAAGAGCAATACGCTCGCCATCGTTCAGGTCTTCGAAGAGCAGCTCGTCGAGTTCGACGAAGTCCCGGACGCAGGCGCCTTCACGCTCGATCTCGATGGTGAAGTATCGCCGAGCGTCGAGCACGACGCTGCTACTCCGGCTGCCGATCTCCAGGCTTGGGTACGGACGATCGAAGGTTACGAGTCTGTGACCGTCGATGGGAACTTCACGTCTGGCTTCACGTTCACGTTCATCGGCGTTGACGGCGATATTCCCGAGCTGGTCGAAGGCGACAACACGCTAGAGAACACGGAAACGCCTGTCGTCATTACGATCACCGAAGACGTCGAAGCAGTGGCGCCTGTCTTCCCGATCACCATAGCCAAGGCGACTACGCTTCAAGGCGGAAAAAAGAAGATCGTCACGACGACGACCAGAACGACTCCAGGCGTGGCGGCTGTAGCTGTCACTGCGACCGTCGCTGAGAACACTGTAGGGGACGCTGCTGCTCTCGCCGAAAGCGTAGCAGCGGAAGGCGTCTTAGACCGGCTAGACGGTGGCGAGCGTGGCGCTGTCTACGCGATGTCCGAGTTCACCACTGGCTCGCTCAAGATCACCGAAAGGTTCTAGTTGCTCGCCCACAGCCAACTACAGTTAGCCGGACGCGCGTGGCGCCGTCTTCGTCCTAGGGCGAAGCGGCTCCCACGGCAGTACGCTCCACGCTTTCCGATTGGCCAAGAACGCGAGTACGGAAGAGACATCGCCAGAATCCTCGAAGTGATCTACCGCGCCGTCGAGACGACTATCGTCCCGATGCTGCCGGCGCTCGTCTCGACGAGAGGCGAGTTCCGGCCTGACACCAGAGAGGACGCCATCGACGACGTCCCAAGGCTATGGCGGCGCGTGGCGATCATCACGGAAGAAGCCTTCTCCGACGACGACATCAAGGCCATGGCGCTAAGGCGCGGCGAGACCATCGCGAAGCACAACAGGGAGACCATCTCCCGAAACATCTTCAAGGTCGTCGCTGTAAATCCGATCTTCTCTGACGCCTACCTGGCGAACGAGCTGTCCCTCTTTGCCGTTGCGAACGTGAACCTGATCACGTCCCTTCGTGACGACACGCTGAAGAAGCTGCAAACGCAGATGCTGGTAGACCTCCAGCGAGGACGTCGCGCCGAAGACCTAGCCAAAGAACTCCTTTCAAGCGTCGATCCGAGCGTCAGCAATCCGCGCGCCCGCGCGAATCTGATTGCGCGTGATCAAGTCGCAAAGCTGAACGGACAGCTGACGCAGCTCCGGCAACAAGACATCGGCGTGACTCGCTACCGTTGGCGCACCATGGGTGACGCGCGTGTGCGAGACAGCCATCAGGAACTGAACGGCCAAGTCTTCAGCTGGGACGATCCGCCGGAGCCGGGTCATCCAGGCGACGACTTCCAGTGCCGCTGCTACGCAGAGCCAGTACTTGAAGACGTCGTCGATGGTGTCGAAGAGCCGGAATTCTAAAGCAGTCTTGCCGTTTGGTATAGACAGAGGGTAGGCTAGTCGTATGTCAATCAAAAGATTCGATACAGCCCGCATGGACCGTGGCGCGCTGACGACGCAAGGTTTTTTGCGCTCGCCGGCTTTCCTGACGCGCACTGGCGTATTCCGCTACCGCAAGAAGGACGGGACGATCGTTCGGGAACTCCGTCACCCAGACGACGTCTTCCACGAAGACGCCATTGCGTCCCTACGCATGGCACCAGTGACCGACAACCATCCGGACGACTTCGTCACTCCCGACAACGTCAAACTTCTCTCGGTCGGCTGGATCTCCGAGAACATCGAGATCAAGGACGACCTGATCGGAGCTACCGCGATCATCGCCGATGGCGCGACGATCCGGCGCGTTCAGAGCGGCAAAGTGGAGCTGAGCTGTGGCTACCACGCCGACATGGTTCAAGAGAAAGGCGTTTACAACGGTGAAGAGTACGACTGCCGTCAGACGAACCTTCGCTACAACCACGTTGCTATCGTCGATCGGGGAAGGGCAGGGGCGCGTGTGCGTCTCCGTCTCGACGCGGAAGACGCAGAGCTGTTCGACGAAGACGAGAAACCAGGCACAAGAGAGGACGAAGGCGTGAAGAAAATCAAGATCGACGGCAAGGAGTTCGAGGTCTCGCAGGAAGTCTACGACGCCTACACGGCCGACATCGCTCGCCGCGATGCTGCCTTCACGACGGAGCAGAAGCTTCGCAAGGACGCGGAGGAGAAAGCCGCGAAAGGAAAAGGCGAAGGCGACGACGAAGAAGCGAAGAAGCTGAAGGCGTTGATGGAGAAGAACGATCAGCTGACGGCGAAAGTCGATTCGCTGACCGAGAAGCTGGCCCAGAAGACTGACTCGGTGCCGAACATCGACGCCGCTGTTCAAGAGCGCATGGGCATCATGAAGACCGCTCAATCGGTCCTCGGCGAAGACGTGAAGCTGGACGGCAAGTCCAACCTCGACATCATGAAAGAGGTCGTCGCGAAAGCTTCGCCGAAGACCGACATGAAGGACAAGTCCGACGTCTACGTCCGGGCGCGTTTCGACGCGATCACGGAAGACGCCGAAGGACGGGACGACCGTCGCACGGCTTTCGGCCGCCCGAAAAACGACGACCGTAAAGACGAAGACTTCGATTCCGATAAGGCTCGGAAGAAGTCCCAGGACGCGGAGTCCAAGCGCTGGCAAGAGCCGCTGGCGTCCACCAAGAAGTAAGGCAGGCCACTGCCAGATTTCACTTCAGAACAATCAACGATCTTTCAGGGGAGAGGTAGCTAGATGCAGACGACCTATTCGACAGACATGGCAGTGGCGCGTGTCGGCATGTTGGCCGACGCTGGCCTTATCAAGCACGTCGGCAGCTTCAAAGCGACGGCTGGACTTGTCTACATCGGCCGAGTGGTGACCAAGGGCACCGACGCCGAAGACATCATCCATCCCGTCTCGGCAGCCGGCGTCTCGAACCCGCTCCTTGTGCGCGGCATCGTTCTCCACTCGCACGAGTGCGCGTCGAAGGCCGATGGCCTCGACCCGAACTACCCGATCGCCTCCGTCGTCCCGGTGCTCCGCAAAGGGCGCGTCTGGGTCAACGCTGTGGCGGCGGCGACCGAAAGCTCGAGCGTCGTCAACGTCTACTGGAATGGTAGCAACCCGCTCGGCGCGATGACCGGCTCGGCGGACAGCACGTTCACGGCCGTTCTCCCGAACGCCCGCTGGATCACGTCCTCTTCGGGAGCTAACGCTCTCGCAGTCGTGGAAGTGGACCTGTAATCCAAGCGCTCGGCGTCTAGTGCGATGGTGCCTTACATCGAATTTAAACACAGGGAGCTAGTAGAGCATGAAAGTTAAGACACTAAACCTTCCGCACATGGACGCCGACGAGTCGGTCTTCTTTTCGCGGGAGCTGGAGTACGTCAAGTCGAAGTCCTACGACAAGAAGTACTCGGACCTCAAAGCGAGGACCATGATCCCGGTCTCCGGTGAAGCCGAGCCGTGGGCGGACGCGATCGTCTACGAGAGCTACGACCACGTTGGCCTCGCCAAGATGGTCACCGGCTACTCAGACGACATCCCCCGCGCGGACGTCAAGGGGACTGAGTTCATCAACCCGGTCAAGTCGCTGGCGTCGAGCTACGGCTACAACATCATGGAGATCCGCAAGTCGAAGGCTCGCGGTAAGAACCTCGAGCAGCGCAAGGCGAACGCAGCCAAGCGCGCCATTCTCGAGGCGGAAAACCGGCTCGCCTTCCTCGGCGACTCGAAGACCGGCCTTAAGGGCTTCCTCAACCACGGCAACGTCCCGCTTCTGACGACGCTGCCGGCCGACAACACGGCGACCAGCACCGAGTGGCTGGACACCGACGACATCACGGCGCTCAAGACGCCCGCGCAGATCCTCCGGGATATGCACGCCATGGCGAACGCCGTGATCAACCAGACGAACGGCGTGGAGACGGCGGACACGCTGCTTCTCCCCCGTACCTGCTACCTCCACGTCGCCTCGACGCCTTGGAGCACTGGCAACGACGGCCGGACGATCCTCGAAGTCTTCCTCCAGCAATCGCAGTCGATCAAAAGCGTCGATTGGCTCAACGAGCTGGAGACGGCTGGCGGCAGCTCGTCGAAGCGCTCGGTGGCTTACCGTCGTGACCCGGAAGCGGTCACCATGGAAGTCCCGCAGGACTTCGAGCAGTTCGATCCGCAGCCCCGTAACCTCGAGTTCGTGGTGCCGTGCCACAGCCGTTTCGGTGGGGTGATCTTCTATTACCCGCTGTCGGCTGTGTACACCGACGACCTCTAGAGAATCCTTCTCCGTCCGCTCCTCCTTTGAAGAGCCGGGTGGACGGTTAGGGACGGAACGGGGACGGTAGGTCTGTGATCCCTACTTGTCCCCGTTCTCTCTTCCTAAACCTCTCATTTGCTAGGTGACGAAGTGTTAGTCAAAAACGAAGAATCGAACCTGAAGCACATCAACGGTAAGACGCTGATGCCTGGCGTCAACGTCGTGGACCCGAAGTGGTGGGCAAACGCGAAGAAACATCCGTCCGTCAAGAAGCTGCTCGACGCTGCTACCTTGACTGAAGAGATGGACCCTCAGGAAGCCGAAGACGCGGAAGCACTCGGCGACGAAGGCGCGAGCGAAGCCGTGATCGACCACATCACGACGCAGACCGTGAACCAGGCGCGTGGTCTCGTCAACGACACCGTGGACGTCGATCTCCTGAAAAAGTGGCTGGCGCGCGACGAGCGTAAGTCGGTCAAGGAAGCCATCACGAAGCAGCTCGCGAAGCTCGAAGCCGAGCCGGAGATGCGTGATCGTACCAAGTCCCGCCAGATCACCACCGGCAAAGGTCCGGACGTGGTCGAAGTGAATGCTACGCCCGGCGCGCAAGACGACTGATTCTGAGATGTCCCCGTCAGGGATGATGGGGCTTTCCCCTTAGGGGTAGACGGATGATCACTGTTACCGCTCTCGATGTCGCAGCACTGGCGCCCGAATTCTTCGAGCTGGCCACAGAGACGCCAGCCGAGTTCGACGCCTTCATAGACCTGGCGCGCGAGTTCGTTTGCGAGTCCAAGTGGGGGACTGAGGCGAAAGCGAAGAAGGCCATCTGCCTTATGACTGCCCACCTGATGAAGGACATGGACGTAGGCGGAGGAGCAGGTCTGAGCGGTGGCGTAACAGCCGGCCAGATCGTCTCCGAGAAGGTAGGTGACCTCTCCCGTACCTACGCGCAAGGCTCCTCTAGCATTTCCACCAGCGTCAGTGACCAACTTCTGACAGCCACCAAGTACGGCAAAGCGTTCCTGATGCTCCGCCGTACTCTCGTCTTCACTCCTAGGGTCGTCTAATGGCTACGCGCGGCTTCGGCAGAATCATCGAGCGAGACCTTGGGTGGAAACACGTCAAGGCTCAGTCGGCGATTCTTGCCAAAGGTCCGCAAGCCGTCATCGGCATCCGTGGAGAAGAGGCGTCTGCCGCAAAGCAGGTCGCCGAAGGCGAGCCAGCGTCCAGCATGACACTCGCTGAAGTCGCCACCGTTCACGAGTACGGCTCTCCAAGCGCCGGTATCCCTGAGCGCTCCTTCATCCGATCGACGGTGGACGAGAACCTCCCCACCTACCGCCAGATGCTTGCCGGCCTCAGGACAAAGATCTTTGATCCGAAGAGCGGAATGGAAGTGCGGCAAGCGCTCCTGATTCTCGGTCAGAAGGTCAAGCTGGACATCCAGACGAAGATTCGAGCCGGCATGTCTCCTCCCTGGGCAGACTCCACGCGCGAGAAGCGCATCGCTCGCGCGGGAGGCGCCATCATCGCCGAGACGCCGCTGATCGACACTGGTCAGCTCGTGGGCGGCATCACCAACGACGCACAGTTCAAAGACGGGAGCAAAATCTAGATGGCTCTCGGTAGAAGCCTAATTGTCTCCATGGGCGGCGAAGAGTTCATCGTCAAGCGCTCGAGCGGCGGCAGCTACGTCAACGGCGTCTACACAGGACCGCCGCTGGCTGGTGTCACCATCACTGCGTCAAAGCAGCCTCTCGGGAGAGACGTCGAGAACCTGGCGGAAGGCGACCGAACGAAGAACTCGGTCAAACTGTACTCGGCCGATGAACTCAAGATCCACAACGAGAAGACCGGGGCTGCCGCTGACGTCATCATCATCGACGGCTCTGATTTCGAGATCAAGTACGTCGAAGCTTGGCCGAACTACTGGAAGGCTATCGCTGTCGAAGTCGAGTCCTCTGACAACTTCGGCACCGGGTGGAACGGCGTTAGCGACATCGACGGCGGAGACTCTGACGACACTGTGATCACCTACATTGACGGCGGTAACGCGGCAGCGACCGGCACCGACGTCCTTAGCGGCGGCAACGCCGCAGGAGAGTAGCCTTGGCCACGAAGATTCAAGTACGGCGCGATACCTCGGCTAACTGGACGTCGGAAGACCCGGTATTAGCAGCCGGCGAATTCGGCTTTGAGAGCGACCATGGGCGCTTCAAGCTAGGCGATGGGACGTCGGCTTGGTCAGACCTCCCCTACTACGAGACTGCTCCAGAGACGATCCAAAGCGAGCTGCCGGGGAGCGCGAGCGGTGTTGTCCCGGCGCTGACCTTTGATGCGGCTCTCTTCGCTTCCGCCGAGGTCGACTACCAGCTGACGGCTGACGGCGAGATCACGCGCGGCAAGCTGACCATCGTTGTGGACGGAGCTGGTGATCCGACCATCGAGAACACCAAGACTCTCGAATCGGCCGATACCTTGGTGACCTGGACTGTCGCCAACAACAGCGACGACATCGAAGTCACCTACACCAGCACAAACCCTGAAGACGCTACGCTGATCTCCAGGATGACTCTCTTCCCTTTGCCTGAGTAAACCGATGCAGTTAGCCGCATTCAAGTCAGCCATCAGAACCTGGGCCATCCGGGAGCTGACGGTAATTTGCGGGAAGAACATGGCAGGTTTCGTCATCGACGGAAACCAAAGCAAGCCTCGCCCGAAGTTCCCCTATGCCTCTATCCAGATGCTGGCCGCTGGTGTGCGTGTCGGCGGTATCGACGAGATGCGCTACAACGAAGAAGACGAAGAGCACGAGCAGCACGGTACGAGAACGACGACTGTCAGTATCAACGTCTTCGGAGCTAACGCTAACGACATTTTGTCCAGGCTTCGTGACTCGCTCGACTGGCCAGCTGTGATCGACGAGTTCTCTGTAGCAGGCATCTCCCACCTTGGGGAGAGCGGGCCAATGGATATGACTGCTTTCGAAGAGACGAAGGACATCGAGAGGAGCCAGCTAGATCTGATGCTGTCTTACTCGATTCTCCGTACACCGTCTGTGGAAGCGCCTATCCACGGTATCGAGCAGGTAGACCTAGAATACGAGGACGCGCCGTCTCTCGGCGACATCGATATTTCCGTTGGCGAAGCTGACTAAACTTCAGAGGGAGATCGGACATGGGCTTAGAAGGTATCGTCAACGTAAGCATCAGCCGAGATACGGCAGCCGTGACCCAAGCGGGTTTTGGTACTGCGCTGATCCTCGGTGCAAACGCGCCGTCCGGGATGAATACCTATTCATCTCTGGCGGCTGTCGGGGAGGACTTCGACACCACCGACGCTGAATACAAGATGGCTGCGAAGCTGTTCAGCCAGAACCCGCGCGTGGCGCAGATCAAGACGTTCCCCTGCGTCTTGACGGCGCAAGTCTCGACGTTCACGCCGAACGTTACGTCGCAGACTGTCGCCGACTACAACGTCACGATCAACGGGGTAGAGTTCTCCTTCGAGTCTGACTCTGACCCTACGGCGGCCGAGGTCGTTACCGGGCTGAAGGACTTGATCAACGCAGGGGACGAGCCTGTCACTGCGACTGGCACGACGACGCTGACCCTCACTGGCGACGTGGCTGGTGTCCCCTTCACGGCGACCGGGACGGCCAACATGGGGACGTCCCCTGTCACCACCGGGAACAACATCGCGGACGTCATCCAGGACGCCGTGGACGAAGACAATGACTGGTACTTCCTCCTGACGGACTTCGAGTCCTCGGCGCTGATCATGGCGACGGCGGAAGTCATCGAGGCAATGACGAAGATCTACATCGCTAGGTCTGATGACGCTGACGTCATCACCAACGTCTCCACCGACGTTGCTTCGCTCCTCGAGGCTGCCGGGTACTTCCGGACGGGGCTCTTCTACACCGGAACTGCTGGCGACTATGGCGATAGCGCCTTCGTCGGCCGGCTCGCGCCTTACGATCCAGGCTCTGAGACCTGGGCCTTCAAGACGCTCTCCGGTGTGACGGTGGACGGCTGGACGGACTCCGAGGTCACGTTCCTCGAAGCGAAGAGCGCGAACTACTATGTCCGTCGTGGCGGCATCAGTACGACGCTTGGCGGAAAGGTCGCAGGCGGCGAGTTCATCGACGTGATGCGCTTCATCGACTGGCTCACTGCCAGGACGCAAGAGCGGATCTTCGGTGACCTCGTCCGGAACACGAAGATCCCGTTCACGGACAAAGGGATCGCCATCGTCGAAGCCGGCATCCGGGCTGTCCTCGAGCAAGGCGTAGCGGCTGGCGGCATCGCGTCCAGCCAGGACTATACGGTGACGGTGCCTAAGTCGTCGGCGGTCTCCGACAACGACAAGGCACTTCGGACGCTTACCGGCGTGAAATTCACGGCACGTCTGGCAGGCGCAGTCCACGCTGTGGAGATCACCGGGAACGTCACCCTGTAAGTCTCCCTGCCCTTTTGAGAGCCTTAAAGCACTTCACTTAAAAGAGGAACAGACCCGTGAAGACATATGATCCGAAGCAGGTACAAGTGATCGTCGGCGGTGTGGTCATCAGCGGTTTCGCTGACGGCTCCTTCATTCGAGTCGGGCGCCGCTCAGTGGCCTGGGAACTCGTGACTGGCGCGGACGGCGAAAGCGCTCGCGCGAAGTCGAACGACAAGAGCGGCTTCATCGAGATCGAGCTGATGCAGACGGCAGCGTCTAACCAGCACATGTCGAACCTGTCGCTGGCTGACGAGCTGTCGAACGCTGGTGTGGTGCCGATCATGATCAAGGACGGAAGTGGTTTCTCACTCCATCTGTCCGAGCAATCCTTCATCGAGAAGAACCCGGACGCAGCGTACACGAAGACAAACCAGACTCGCGTCTGGCGCTTCCTGTGCGAGAACCTGCAAGACTACCACGGCGGAAACTAAGCCTAAGTCGCCGGGAGACTCTGCTCTGGAGTCTCCCGGCGATCGGCCTTTTTGAGAGATCACACCATGAAACCATCTGTTCCGTTCACCGTAGGAAACGAGACCTACACCGTCCAGCACTTCTACACCACGGCAGGTCTCAACCTGCTGACTGAGATCGTAGGGCTGCTCGGCGAGCCTATGGCGTCACTGATCGGCAAGCTGAAAGGCATGTCGAAAGGCGCCGCGAAGTTCTCGGACTTGGACATCAGCGACGACGATGCAGCAAACGCCATCAGCCGATTCGTCGCGAACCTGAAGCCTGAGACCGTCGAGAACCTCTTCAAGAGGATTCTGAGCCACACCATCATCAACGCCCAGGGCAGTACGAGCTGCGCCGAAGCTTTCGACACGCACTTTCAGGGGCGCTATATGCACCTGTTCAAAGTGGTGTGGAAGTCTCTGGGAGTCCAGTACGGGGATTTCTCCTCCGCCCTCGCCGGCATCGCAAAGAAAGCCGAACAGCTTCGTCCAGCAGTCAAGTAGTCGTCCCGAAGGGGATGCCTTGGGATGTCTGGAGAGTCTGGCTGTCTGGTTACGCTACGCTGAAAGAGATCGAGACCGAGTGGACTCTCTGCCAGCTGATGGACGCAAACGAAGCGTTGGACATCAAGCAAGAGCTGGAAGCAGAAGCCGCTGAGGAAGCCAGAAACAAAGCCGGAGCGGGGGCGAAATGAAGGTCAGGGAGCTAATCACAGTCCTGGGCTTCGAGATCGAAGATCAGAAGCTTAAGGACCTAGACGCCAGTGTCGATCGGGTGAAGAGCGGCATCTTGATGATGACCGCTGCTGTCGTCGGCGCTGGCGCGGCTCTCTACAGCTTCGTCAAGACATCGGCGAACGTCGCCGACGAGATCAACAAGACAGCGCTCGCTGCTGGTGTCAGCAATGAGGCTCTACAGCGTCTCGGCTACGCTGCCGCGCAGTCTGGCGCTTCGATGGAAGAGCTAGGCGTAGGGCTAAGGTTCCTGTCAAAGAACATGTACGAGGCGTCGAAAAACCCGAAAAGCGAACTCGCTAAAGCGTTCCACTCGCTCGGTGTGTCGGCCGTTGACGCACACGGAAAAGTCCGTCCCACCGCTGACGTCCTTCTCCAAGTGTCAGACCGTTTCAAGAGTATCCAAAACCCGGCGCAGAAAGCCGCGATGGCGATGCAGCTCTTCGGAAGGTCTGGCGGTGGCCTGCTCGAGTTCTTGAACTCTGGTAGCGCCGAAATCCAGAAGCTGGGCGCTGAGATCGAAGTGATGTCTGACATCGACATCACCAACCTGAAGGCGTTCAACGACGCCGTGGACGGCTTCCTCTACTTCATCGGTGCCATCAAGAACAAGGTCGCTGCCGAGCTGGCGCCTGTGATGGTGGACATGGTGGCGTCGTTCAAAGACTTCGTCACCGTCAACAAGGATCTTATCAAGGAAAACCTCCTAGGCTTCTTTCGCGCGCTCGCGTCTGTGCTCGGCTACGTCTTCCGTATCGCGATGTCCCTTGGCTCTGCCTTCCTCCACCTAGCCAAGTACATGGGTGGAGTCGAGAACCTGACGAAGTTCCTGCTCTGGGGCTTCCTGGCCTTAGGCGCAGGGTCTGTCATCCGAGGGATCATGGGTATCGTAACGGCACTGAGAGCAGTAGGGGTCGCAGGCATCTTCGCATCCCTTGTCCCGCTTCTCTGGATCGCAGCGTTTGCAGCGATTGCTGCCGGTATCTTCCTCGTCGTCGATGACCTCGTAGCCTACTTCGAGGGACGGAAGTCGATCACGGCTATCATCGTCAAAAGGTTCGACGAAGCCTGGGAAGACGTGAAAGCCGGTTTCCAACGGTTTAAAGAGTGGCTGCTGAGCGGCGCAGACGACCTGTCCGAACGTCTCGGGAAAATCTTTACGACGATCAAGAAGCTGCATCCGGTAACCAACGTCTGGAGCGCTATCACAGGAGAAGGTCTCCCGGCGCTGGACTTCATCAGGTCGTTCGGGAAAAACGGCACACCTGGCGGATCCCCGACTGGTGCCACACCAACGACCAAGCCGATCGACAGTGGGTGGTTCGGGAACAGCTTCGGTCTCAGGGAGCCTCCCGCGCAGACGGTGACGCAGCACAACACCGTTACCGTTCACGCGGACGGCGCGAACCCTGCCACTGTCCACGAGAAGGTAGAGAGCGG